ATGGAACTCGTTGGTCACCTATTGTCAGAAACTATGAGAGTGATTGGTGATGATAGAAACCGATAAATGGACATTCTGTCATATTCCTAAAAATGGTGGTACTAACTTTTCTATTCGTAGTCCATACAAACCAGACAAAAAATTTAACAACATATCAAGACATAATCCACCAGATTGCTTTCCAGAGGTAAATGTACCTTGGATTGGAATTGTTAGAAACCCATACTCTAGATATTTAAGTTGGTTCTTGTTTACGAGCAACAAACTAAAATCATGGGATTACACATTCGAGGAGTTTGTTAGTAAAGATTTGCTTAGACAACCAGAAACCTCTTCTGATGAATATATATCAAGTCAGGGTGGTCTTTGGCATAAGTGGTGGCCACAACATTATTGGACGGACCAAGGGATAAGAACTTTTAAGTTGGAGACTGATTTAGAAGAGATGGAAGATTTTGTTGGATTTAGTTTTTCAGATACCAAACACAACGCAACAGAACACGATGAGTGGCACAAGTATTATACGGAAGATTTGAAGAACATAGTCTATGATAGATTTAAGACTGACTTTGATAGATATGGTTATGAAAAATAGTGATGTTATCATCTTCCCCCTCTGAAAAGTAAGTGATATCTTGTTTCATTACCGTTTACTACTGCATGATCATTATTGACATATAACTTGTAAATGTCGCCAGGTTTGTAGTCAATAGGTCCAGTTGGATAAATTGCAAACTTTGATCCTACAGGTTCGTTTATTGACAAGTTAAATAACCATTGATGTTCTGGCCCATGATTGTGTGCAAGAAGTTGGTGGTTTGGACCAAGTTTACTCAGAACTGGATTTGTAAATTCAGGGTTTTCTGACATGAATTTGTATATTGTGGGAAAATCTTCTTTTTGTGGAACAGTCCACCAATAGTCCATGTCCTCTGTTGCTAGTCCATCACCCTGTTCTGAGAATTGAACTTCAACTAGATATTCCCATCTTTCCATAGGAGCCCCAGATAAAGTAGTTAGATTGTATCTAAGTTCTTCTGAGAAATTCTTACCATCGAATGTATGTGACCAACCATCAAATTGTTTGCATTCTCTATACATTTTTGTATATAAAGACGTTCTACCACAATATTCAAAGGTTATCTTTGAAGGATCACGCCATTCTTCAATTGTATCCCAAAAATTGTGTTTTGTAATTTCTGTCAAAACATTTCTCCAATTCTATTTTTTAATACATAGTTAAATAAATTCGATTAAATCGTGGTGTTTCTTAATATAACAGTTATAACAGAGGATAGTTGACTGATCTATGAGATGAAAGACTTCTTTTCGGCTATCATCACTTGTCCCAACTCTCTTTGATACCTTGCGTATCTCTGCATCATGAGGATAGAACTTGAGACACACATGTTCAGACTCACCACAGTGTCTACAGGATTTATCGACCAGAAACTCTTCCAGAAGTATCTTACGCTTCTGGTAGTTTCTCCTAGATACCTTTTTGATGGTTTCTTTGTATTTCTCGTAATGATCATTCATAATGTTATTTATATGATATAACACTTATAAATTGACGGTTTGCAAATCGACTTTTTTATAAATAATTTCAGAGAATAACAACTCTTTAACTAAGGAGTAAAACAATGGGATTTCTAGTTTCACCTGGCGTTCAAGTAAGAGAAATTGATCTTACAAACGTCGTTCCCGCTGTATCAACTTCTATTGGTGCGATTGCCGGTCCTTTTGAAAGAGGACCAGTTTCTACTGTAACAGCAATCTCATCTGAACAGGAATTGGTACAAGTTTTCGGTAAACCTAATGGTTCAAATTTTGAATTTTGGTTTACTGCATCAAGCTTTCTACAATACGGTGATGCACTACGAGTAGTTCGTGCAGAATCAGGTATTGTAAACGCTGTTGCAACTGGTTCTGCGGTCCTTATTCGGGACACAGACCATTATCTTGCAGCATATTCCACTGGACAGGCATCTGTCGGTGAGTGGGCTGCAAGAACTGCCGGTACTTGGGCAAATGGTATTGGTGTTTCCATCTGCCCATCCGCTACTGCATTTGAAGAGAACCTCGGTTCTTCTAACCAGACAACTGGTGAAGATGCTGCTGGTTCAACAACAATCGGTGTTGATGACGGCACTGCCTTTAGTGTTGGTGATCTTATCTCCTTCTCAAGTGCAGATGCATCTTCAGACGCAACACTATTCACATTTAATACTGGTGACGAAGGAAACGAGTACGAAATTACTGCAATTTCTACAAATGACCTTACAGTTCGTCTAAAAGACGATCCAAACGGTTCTGGTGTCAAGGCAATCATTCCTGATAACAGTTTCATTCGCAGACGTTGGCGTTTCTATGACCTGTTTGATGCTGCCCCAGGCACATCAGATTGGGCCACTGCAAACGGTCGTGGTACTGGTGATGAACTTCATGTTTGTGTTTATGACACAACTGGTGACATTACTGGTTTTGACGTAGATGTTGCTGGTAACCGCACAAACGGTATTCTTGAGGTATTTCCAAATATGTCCAAGAATCCTGTCGCAAAGACTGCACAGGGTGGTTCAAACTACTATCCAGATGTTATCTTCCGTCAGTCTAACTACATTTACTGGATGGATCATACAACTTCTGGTACAAACTGGGGTACGGATACAACTTCAGCATACACTGCTGTCAATGCACCTGTTGTGGTTACTCTTACAAGTGGTACAGATGACTATGCAGTAACCGCTGGTGAACTTGCTCTTGCATATGACAAGTTTGCAGACACAGAATCACTTGACATCAACCTAGTTCTAGGTGGTCCAAGTTCTGCTGTTGCAGACACTAAGTCTGGACAGGACACTCATGTGACCATGATTACAGACCTAGTTGAATTGAGAAAAGACTGTGTTGGTTTCGTATCACCATATCGTGCTGCTACAGTGAATGTTACATCTAACATCACACAGGCAGACAATGTGATTGATGCATTTGACCTCTGCCCATCATCATCTTACATGGTTTACGATAGTGGATACAAGTACATTTACGACAAGTACAATGATGTGTATCGCTTCGTTCCTCTAAATGGTGATACTGCTGGTCTTTGTGCATACACAGATGGTGTTGCAGACCCTTGGTTCTCACCCGCTGGTTATAACCGTGGTAACGTCCGTGGTGCAATCAAACTCTCCTTCAACCCAACGAAGGCAGAGAGAGATCGTCTATACCGTGCAAGAGTTAATCCTGTAACGGACTTCCCAGGCCAAGGTGTGGTTCTATTTGGTGATAAGACTGCTCTCTCCAAACCAAGTGCATTTGACCGCATTAACGTGCGTCGTCTGTTCTTGGTTCTTGAGAAGGCAATCGCAACTGCTGCTAAGTTCCAACTCTTCGAATTCAACGATGAGTTCACTCGGGCACAGTTCCGTAACCTAGTTGAACCATTCCTTCGTGATGTCCAAGGTCGTAGAGGTATTACCGACTTCCGTGTAGTTTGTGACGCATCAAACAACACTGGTGAGGTGATTGACCGTAACGAGTTTGTTGGTGATATTTACATCAAGCCTGCTCGTTCCATTAACTTTATTACACTGAACTTTATTGCCGTAAGAACGGGCGTATCGTTTAGTGAGGTAGGAGGTTAATCATGGCTAATATTGACGATTTCAAGGCAAACCTAATCGGTGGTGGTGCTCGTGCGAACCAGTTTCGTGTAACGATCACTCCACCACCCGGCATTGCAATTGGACTTGATGTTCGTAGAACCTCATTTCTAGTTCGTGCCTCCAACCTTCCTGCACAAACTCTTGGGGAAATTCAAATCCCATTCAGAGGTAGGCAGATTTACATTGCTGGTGATAGAACGTTTGATGAAGCATGGACGACTACGTTTATGAATGACACAGACTTCATGATCCGTAATGCGATGGAACGTTGGAGTAACGGTATCAACGATCTTGCAAATAACACTGGTGTTGTTGCTCCTGCTGATTATCAGACGGACCTCACAGTGGAACAACTTGATCGTGACGATACAGTGCTAAAGACATATATCTTTAGAAGTGCATGGCCAACAACAATTTCTGCAATCGAATTAACATCTGACACAGCAGATGCGATTGAAGAATTTGAAGTAACATGGAGATATCAACACTTTGAAGCTTCAGGCGTGAACTTCTAATTTAAACCTACTAAATAGAAGATACAGTAGGAGATATTATGGCACAACTTTTTGGGTTCCAAATTCAAAGAGCAACCAAAGAAGTAGAGGGTGGTGAAAAGACATTCACCACCCCTACTCCTGATGACGGCGCAATTGACGTTGCTGGCGGTGGTTTTTTATCGTCTGTACTCAACACAGATGGACGTGAAAGATCAGATGTTGATCTTATTCGAAGATACAGAGATATCGCATTGCAGGCTGAGTGTGATGCCGCAGTTGAGGATATCGTAAACGAATCAATCGTAGCAAATACGAATGACGTTGCAGTACAAATTACACTAGACAATCTACCCTATCCAGAGAAGATTAAGAAAAGAATTCGTGACGAGTTCAACGAAATCCTTCGTCTATTAGATTTCAGTGTCAAGGGACATGATATCTTTAGACGGTGGTACGTTGACGGTCGCATCTACTATCACAAAGTTATTGACGTTAATAATCCTCGGCGGGGTATTACACAGGTTCGTAATATCGACCCTATGAAGATTAAGAAGGTCAGAGAAGTAAAGAAGAGCAAAGATCAGAAGACGCAAGTTGACATGATCGAAAAGGTA